GTATGGGCGTGCGGCGCCCGCGGAGGGGGCGGCCGCGCTCGCCGATTCGCCCGCTTCCGACGCTTTTGCCGTTGCGGTTATTGCCGCGTCTTCCGCGTCGGCCTTTGCCGTTTCAGCAGATAATTTTGCTTCATACGCGCCGTCCGCCGCTGTTTCCGCGTTTCTTTGTGCGGTTTCCGCCGCCGTTTTTGCCGTCTGCGCATTCGTTTCGGCAATCCCGGCTTCGTTAGCCTTTGTCGTTGCCGCCGTAGCCGCTGCTTCGGCCTTCGTCTTTGCCGTGTTTGCAACCGACACATATCCTCCGATAATCGAGGATATTTCAAGACAGTTATTATACTGTTCTTCCGCGTCCTCTGCACTTTTTGCGGCGGCGGCTTTGGAAGTTTCAAAAGTATCGACAGCCACATTTGCGACGGGATTTCCGTCTTCGTCAAAGGAAAGAAATTTTCCCGCCCGATTCGCGGCGTTGGGAAGCACCGACGGATAATCGGGAGTTCGAAGTGCCGTTTTTTGGAATTCCTGCAACTGTTCGAGAACACGAACATTTTTTTGAAACTGTGAAATTAAATCTTGCAGTTGAATTTCCCCGCTCGAAACGAGTTGGGTCAACATCTCGGCCGCTTCGGAACGAATCACATAAGCGGAAAAATTCGCCCAAGCGGAAGTATTTTGAATATTGACTGTTTTGTTGGCGTCATTCCACGACCATGTTTGGCAAACGTCAATCGTGCCGTTGGGAGAAACCGTGTATACGGTAATATCCGTAATGGGATTATCGACCGACCAATCAATCGGAATCGAGAGCGCCGCCCCGTCGGGAGAATAACCAGATTTAATTTCATAATTCGCCATACTGATATATACACACGAGACGCAAAAAAAGAGTAAAGGGCATTCGGGAAAGAAAATAAGTATTGCGTTTTTTTGTCCGATTTTTTAAGAGAATTTAATTCTCTTAAAAAAGATAAGACATGAAGACAAAAACAACAGCATCTGATGTAGCCAAATATATTCTTTCGGTACAAGGATCAATGACGGCTATGAAGCTTGAAAAGCTTGTTTATTATGCGCAAGTTTGGGCTTTGGTATGGGACGAAGAGCCATTGTTCAACGAAAAGATAGAAGCATGGGCAAACGGCCCCGTTGTGCCCGAACTTTATTATATGCACAAGGGGCTTTTTAAGGTTTCCTTGGGCGATATTTGCGGTAAAATTACAAACCTGTCCGCGAACAATAAAGATACCATAAACAAGGTATTGAAAGGTTACGGTAAGTTTTCGGCGCAACAGTTGATTGACCTTACGCATTCGGAATCCCCATGGCAAAATGCACGCGGAAATACGCCCGCGGGAGAGCCTTGTAAAAACGAAATATGTATAGATGCCATTGCGGAATATTATTCGTCTAAATTGGCAACAAGTTAAATCTATGGGGCATAAGAAACTTCCGTCAATCTCTGTTGCCCCGAAATCGAAAATACTTCCAGATGTAAAATCGGAAATAAAATCGGTTGAGGCGCGAAATTTCAAATGGCGAATATTACCCAATTATTTGGCATATTCAAATTCGGCATTTGGGTGGGATAAATTGACTTCGGATAAAATCCTAAATATTATAATTCCCAAACTTCACAATTATGAGTCCTTAACATGGGAGGAGGCTCAAAAACGTCCGCATTTTCATTTTTGGAAAGTTTCAAAATTGGATAAGCAATTAAGGCGGCTTGCTGAAAACAAAGGGTATGACTGTTTATATCAAATCGACATTGAAAATAGTAATGGTAGTAGAATATTCGGGATAAGGAACGGCGAAGTCTTTTTCTGCGTATGGTATGATTCAAATCATAACGGCAAGAAAATGTCATAAACTGTCTAAACTTGTCTAACAAAAGAGACGCCCTGCGAGGACGTCCCTTTTGTTTTAACGGTTTTTAGTTTTCCGAATAATTATTATATGCCTTTGAAACGTCTCTCCACGGAGCAAAAAGCGACTTTGCGATTTTGTTCAAATCTTTTGCGATTTCCTCTCCGTCGAGTGCAATTATATCGGGAATCAAATCCGCAACTCCTTTGATTGTTCGCCCGAATCCCTCTATCGGCATCGCACTTACGGAATAATTCGAGTAGAAAGCGGAAACAAACCTTCCAAAAACAATCAATCCGCCAAGCGGCCCGGCCAGAGTTTCGCCCAATATCGCATACCAATCGTCATCGTCCCAATCGTCGCCAAGCAATGATTTCCATAGTAGCGTTGCAACCATATATCCGCCCTGAACCATAACGTGGTTGATGAATACCGTTTTGGCCAAATTGTTTCGAGCTTCCATATAATCGCTACGAATTTCCGCATCGGCGGGATTCTCTTTATACTTTTTACGTATTTCTTTAAATCTGTTTACCGCCTCGATTTCCCTCGAAAGCATAAGTTGTGGAGAGCTTATAAAAAGCCCCGCCGCCTTTCCGAAACTGCCGCCGCGCCTTTGCCACGAGCCGAGATTCATTATAGACGGCGACTGTTGAGAAGCTTCCGCAATAGCCCACATTTCGTTCATGGCGCGTTCCTTTGCCTTATCTATTGGCATTGTCTTTGCATATTCCGCCGTTTTCGAACGATACAACCCTTGCCCGATTGTTATAATCGGAAGAATATCGCCCCAACGATTGAACACCATAGCATTGCGCTTGTACCAACTCCAAAACCGATTGTCTTCAATATTTCTTAATGCTTCTACAAGAGCCTGATTGTTTCCGCGAGCCATTCTGCGTTTTGCGGTTTCCGAATTTAGAATTTCGACAGCGGCCTGCCGACCTTCTTTGGAAAGCGAATCTTTTGCATATTTCAAAGTGTCCTTGATTCCGATGAAGTTTGCAAAAGCCGACGCCCCCGTTATTTGGCGCAAGCCCGAACCCAAGTTGAACCCAAGTGCGGCAATCGCGTAAAGGCCGTTAATTTGTTCGAGTTTTTCAATTTTCAATCCGTCCAACAGTTTTACACTCATAATGTCGTTGAAGTGGTCGAGAATCTGGTTTAGGACATCTTTGCCGAATTTTCCGGAAACGGCTTTGTGAAAATCGGCGTGTGCGAATATCCCGCGCCATTCTATATTAAGTTGTGAAAAAGCTTTATAATGGGCGTTTTCTGCGATTCGGCTGTTCCATATATCCACAATGCCGACGCTTTCGTCCATATCGAACGAGTTTGGAACGCGAGGCGAAAGGCTTTTGGGAACAATGGCCACAACTTGAATTTTCTCGTTTGTGCCTCCTTCGCGGAGCATTTTCATAGGCGTATACAAAGGGTCTGCTTCGGGTATTCCAAGCCCGGTTACCACTTCGTTTGCTTCCGATAGCGGCTTCCTTTCACGCTTGTAAAAATCCCTGAACCAATCCAATAGCTTCAAATCCTTTTCCGAAAGCGCCGACCTTAAACTTTCCGCATAATCCGCCGCCTGTTTTTTGTAAATATCCGCAAGTTCCGCTTGGAGACGTTTCAATTCCTCCCAATCGGCGTCGGTTTTTTCCTCCGTCTCGCGCAAATCCAAAATGCGGGATTCGAGCTTTTCCACCGTCTCCGTTTTTGCGATACAATGTTGGCACACGTTTGCTTGATAGTTTTCCTGTTCGGCCATCGAGAGGCGTTGTAATGCTATTTGAACGCTCATCGGCTTCCCTTGAACCGAGAACTTTTGAAGTTTGGCGTTCGTACCTAAGATATGTTTAAACGCTTCATGCGCCGACATTCCGTAAATATCGCAAACTACTTTTGAGAATTCCTCTTGCAGCCGGAATATTTCGTTTTCCTTGCGCGTAGTCGCCGCATATGCGTCGTTCATCATATCCTCTACGAGCGAGCGGAACGCCTTGTATTTTTCGCCTGACGCGGCTCTGCCCAATCCGAGAATCAAGTCCTTAAAAGTCGAAGCCGAATTGAACAATACCCTAAGCGATTCACGCATTTTTCCGTCGAAATTGGCATTTCGCGCCATTTCGTTTATTGCGTCGAGAAAAATCTTTCGGCGGGAATCGGCAGCCGCTTTCAATTTTTCGACACGTTCTTGCTGCGTGGACGTTTCGGCTTCGAGGAAGTTTTCAATCCATTCGACAGCTTCCGCCATTTCCGCACGCGTCTTTCCCCTGAACGCCCCGAAGCGTTGCAAATCTTCGAGATGTTGAACAGCGTCTACAAGCTTCGATTCAAATTCCTCCGCCGCTTTGCTGTCGGCCTTATTTATGGCCTCCATTGTGCGCTCAATATCCGCGTCAATTTCTTCCGTTGTCATTTCGGCAATGTCTTTTATGGACTTTGCGCGAAGTTCCGCTTTGCCGGCCATTTTGCGCTTGTCTTCGCGTTCTATGCGTTTCGGCGTTTTTACATTGCGAACGGCGCTCTCGAATTTTTCGAATAATGCCTTCTTCGTGTCCCTGACTCCGCGGTTAAATATACGCAACGCAATATGCTCGGCGCGAAGCGTAAAGTTGTCGATTTTCTGTCCCGCACGTTCGCCGTCTTTTATTTTTATGACGGCATACCCTTTTTGCGAAAGTTCGTTAATTTTTGCGAAAATGGCTTCGCGTTCCCTTCCGTAAGCAAGTTCCTTTGCCGCGCTTTTAAGAACATTGACAAGCGTATTCCGATATACCATGCGGCGTGTTGCTTCGTCTTTCCCCGCCTTTTTTACGGCTTTCGTAACTTCCACGCGAACCTTTGACACGATGTCGCGGATTGTTGACGGCGCGAGTTTTTCCTTTGCGCCGAGAATTTCCTCATCAATACCTTCAACTTCGCTTTCGTCGAGTTCTTCCGTTTCTTCTTCGAGTTCTTTCGTTTCTTCCGACGGTTTGCGTTCGGGTTCGGCTTCCATTGCGTTTTGAATGGCGTCGGTAATATCGAGACCGAGTTCTTCGGAGGAAAGGCCTTTTACATTTTCGAGGTCTTTAATACGTTCGGCTTTTAGCCAATCGAGAAGTTTCTGTTTTACGATACCGTATTCTTCGCCGTCTTTGCGGAATGAGCGGTACATTTCCTGCATTACTTCATGATTCCAGTAAACGTCGCTTTCGGCAAGCTGAACGGCCTCATCGAGACGTTCCTTGTAGTTTTCCTGCGTAGCCTTGCATTGTTCGGCGATTTGCCGTGCGCGTTCGACGGCATATTCGCGCTTCGTACCGTCGAATTTGTCGGGCGGAAGAACCTTGTCGAGCTTTGCGGAAGTAATTTTGCGGTCGAGCAGAATCTCCCTTGCCAAGACTATACTTGCCCAAATTACGGGATTTTCGGAACGTTCCTGTCGGAGCAAGGATTTTAGTCGTGTAGAATTTTCTTGACCGATGTCATCTAATTTCGATGATACAACTTGACGATTGAGATTATTGAGCGTGGAAATTTTCGCCTGCCTACGGATGTAGTTCGATGAAGGGGTCGCGGCCTTCCAATAATACTCAATCGTTTCTTTGTTTCTATACGGCTCGCGGTCATCGTCATAAAAGTTTTTAAATGCAATAAGCTTTTTGCCTGACGATGTAAGTTCTGTATCAACCTTTATTGTCGAGACATGCCATTTGTCGTATTCCTTTATAAACGCTTGCGACGCGTCATAAAACCAGTCGCCTAATTCATTCTTAATCCATTTGCCAACTTCCTTTTTCTTATCCGGATTGAAAATAGTGTCAGGCAATAAAATGTAATCTTCTATTGGAGTATCAGAATGCCTATTGAAATAATGCTCTATTGCATAACCAAAACTCGTATATACAAATCTATCTTCTACCTCAAACTGCTCATTGTAGAATTTAGCATCTTCGTCCGACAACATTGCAATCGGAACAAGTTCCGAACTAAATTTTTCTAAAATAAACTGGCGAAGCTCATCACCCCTCTTGCGTTTACTTTCATTATCCTTTTTTGGATATTTTCTTTCCAATTCTATTTTTTTTGCAAATACCAACTTATGAGACTTGCGAATGGCATTCATCAGTGCGTCGATATTTCGCGCAACAAGAATGTTTATATCGACAGGCATAAGAACGGTATCGTCCCTCCACTTAATGCTCGGATTTTCATTGCTAAAATCTCCGTTGTTTTCGCCCGTGGCGTCTTTTATCTGATTGGGTTCAAATACGACAAATACATCGCTTGGATTTTGGGTCTCGGCAAAGCCCGCACCGTCGCGTAAGTTTCGGAATATAACGCCGTCATATCCGTTTGTCCTTGCGTAGTCTGCCCATTCATCGGAAGTTTTTTCTGGACGGGAAATAACACCCGCTTGTACAAGGTCTATTTCCGATTCGCCCCAGTCTTCCTTCAATTCCTTTGCATTAACGTCGAACACTTCGCGTAATGCTTTTCTTTGTTCGGCTGTTAAATCTTTATAGTGTACAATTCCGTCTGTATGGTCTCGTACAGCACTGAAATAATCTCCGTTTGCCTCTATTATAAGAGGATTCTCTATCCGCAGAAATACATCGTAAACAATACTTCCCATTGAGCCTGCAATGTCTTTATTCGACGAGAAGAAATAACTTTTGTTTACCTTATATCTACCTTCGGGTTTGCCGAAAATCTCGAAATGCGAATAATCCATGTTCGTATTGTTAGTTCCGTGATAAACATGAAGCGGCTTACCGTTCTTGTCCACAACCTGAGAGTTTCCAAACCACGCCTTGAATTGCGGCGTTTTAATCTGTTCCCCAACATCGCGCCACCGCATATCCGCCTTTGAGTCGTTGAACCTTTCGGAGAGGGGAATGAGTTGCCCATTGTCGTCGAAGGTGAACGGGTCTTGGAGCTTGACTGTCGCGCCGCCCTCGAATGAGACAAAACACCTGCCGTCTTGTCTGCCGTCATAGGTAATGCCGCGTATGCCTTCATCTAATAGCAGGTTATTTACAGTATTCCTATGCCCGCCAAATCCCTTTTGATACATATACTCATCGTCGGCGTTAAGAATATCCTCCTTGATTGCGTCGTAAATATCCCCGCCACTCCGATTTTCCTCAACAGCGGATTTAAGATTTTCAAATATCGGAAAATCTTTTATTATATAATTTATCTTCTCTTTTATTTTCCCATTCTGTTCTTTAAACGACTTCTGTTCGTCCAACAATTCGTCGGGTTTCATATTGTGAACCCAGTCGAAAACGCGGCCGATGCCGTGAACAGGTCTCGAATAAAATTCGTAAAGGTCGTTGATTTCATTATCAATGACATATCCATAGAAATAGTCCGCAGCTTTTTTGAGTTTTTTTGACTCCTTAACATCTTCGTTATTTTCAATGTTTTCTTCAAGTTCGGACATATACGACATTATCACGCTTTCGGCGTCGGCATACATACGGTCGTTTTTGTATAGAATCTGGTCGATAGCCTTTTCCGCAAAAATAACTTCGTTCTCCGATATTCCTAATTCCTTTTGCAAATCAAAGGGTTTGTCGTTTTTTGTAATGTCAAAACGTTCCTCTTTTGGGGTAGCGTACCTATATTCCTCCGCCGTATCTCTGGATACAGCCATATACAGCCCCATACCGTGAGCCTGATTGCCCTCGCCATTTTCCGATTTACTTGCATCGGCTAAGGCGACATTGAATCCGTTCGCGCCCGTTCCATGGTAAACTTTTACATCATACCCCTTGCGCCGCGCTTCCTCGGCGACAAGTTCTACGGCGTCTTGATAGGCTTTCTGCCTTGCGGCTTCGATAGCTCGTGCGTCAATTTTCTTATTGACTTCGCGTAATTTTCCGATGAAGTTATCAACAGAACCCGACACCAGGGAAGAAGTCGAACTCTCGATTGAGTCACGTGGCTTCCCACTTTGGTCGGGTTCTCTGTTTACATCTATTCCTTCAATGGAATAAAGCGATTCTCCCGTTCCGTCGTTAAATTCTTTTGCTGTAATCTTTACTGCGTAAAGTTGCCCGTCCATATATAACGGTGCATAGAATCTTAAACTATTTTTTATGTTTGTGTCGGTTCGGGATTTTTCCGTTTTAAGAAGTTCGGAATTTCCGAATATTCTACCGATATTGGCAAGGGAGAGCGCATGAAGCTTGTTGTTGGCGGTTTTGCCGCGTGCTTTGCCGCTGTTCATCTTATCAAGTGCGTTTCTCCCCAATGTGGCGAGATGATTGTCCTTGCTTCTGAATTTGGCACCTTGAAGGTGCTTTCTCGCAAACTTGTACGCTTCGTCGATGTCGTAAATTTTAAACGGAACGTCGGCGGATTTAATCAATTCGCCATCATCGCCTTGAAAACTCGCAGCCCAAAAGCCACGGTCTTCGGGAGTAAGCTCAATATCTCCGCCCTTGTACGCGTCGTACAACTCCCTGAACTTCTTGTTGAGCGCGTCAAGCTCGGCAGAAGAACGTTCGTCGCCCACATCGCGCCAAGTCAGTTTCGGGGATTCTTCCGCACTCGTTGCAAGGTCGGTCGCATAATGGTCGTAAGCTGAACGAAGTTTTTCAAGCTTGCTTGGGTCTTCATCTCCGAAAAGCGACTGTGTTGTAGTGTCTATTTTTCTGCACTCTTCGGCGTACTTTTTCAAAACGCCCGATATCCCGCTTGAAGTCTTTTGATTTTCCTCAAACAACTTGCAAAGGAACATTGTTTCCTCCGACGGAGGTTCGCGGAACATATCCGTTTGAGCCTCAAATTCCGCGACAGTTTGCCCCTTGTCGTGCATTTCAATATATAGCTCGACAGCCTCCGACAGATTGTCGGAAATGTCATACTGCGGTTTTTGCGTAAGTTCCGCCACATTTGCGGCGCATTGCATAAGCCCGTTTATGAGCGCATTATATCCTTCGGGATTATCCAAAAGTCTTTCTATTACTTCGCGCTTGTCGGGATTGAGCATTGCCGAAAGCACCGCCGCACGTATGCGGGGAGTCAAATTCTGCCTAATCGAACCGTCGCTATTGCGGTACATTTCCGTGCCGCCTATAAGATTTAAAAATGCGTTGTAAAAGTCGGCGTTGGAAGCCGCAAGCACATTGCCGTTTGCGTCGGGGAAAAACGTATCAAGTAGATTTGCTTCGAGTATTCTGCGTCCGTCCGCCACCGCCTGTTCGGCAATGGACATTCCCGCAACCTGACTTTTATTTGAACGCGCCGCAAATTCCTCCAAAGACATTTCCCCCGTATTGTCCACCCTGCGGACGAGAACGGGATTTTTTATATTTGCGGGAATTTCGATTCCCATTTCGCTTGCACGACCTTTTACATAATTTCCGTACTCTTCGCCTTTTCCTCCGTCATACGCCTGACGTATGGCAAGAATGCGTCCGTTCCCCGAAACCACCATACCGCGTGAATCCACAATAGGCGCGCCCAAATCGGTCGTGGGAGAGTCTCCGAGCCTTTCCGGGTCGAGATGTATTGCAATATCGGAAACCTGCTCTTTGGACGCCTGACGCGACCGATTGCGCGGCTGCAAGGCATCGTCATATCCGTTGTCGGTGGAAGCCGTCAAATCGAACGCGTCAATGACGGCGTATTCGCCGCTTGCCTCCGCTCCGTCGGCTTCGGGTGTTTTTGCCCGCCATGTTTTGGAGGGAGCTTTCCTTGCCGTTTCCTTTGAAACTTGCACGTTGAAAGACTTTTCGCGTTGAAGTACATTTAGCGCAATTTGGGCGATTTTATCTTCCGCCATGTCTGCGAATGTCTTTTCGTCGAAAAGTTTTGAAAACCAGTTTTTAAACCTTGCCCAGACGGATTTTTTACGGACATCGAGAACCTTTTTTAACGCGACTCTTTCCACAACGCGCATAAGAACCTCTTCCGCAACAGCCCTACTGTCTGAAATATATTGGCTCGTTCCCTCCGTGGAATACGATTGCGGGAGCGTGGCGCGTGCCAGACTTTCCCCGCCCACAAGCGACAAGACTTCGTCGCACATACGATTATATCCGTTCAAATCCGTCTTGCGAATTTTAGTCATAATCTTATGCCCGTATTCATGCGTAAACGTCTGCAACGCGTCTGCTCCGCTCTTGAAGTGGGAACTTATAATTGCGATTTTTCCGCTCTTATCCTCAAAGAATCCCTTTGCGCCAACGCGAGCCATTTGCGATTCGGCCTCTTCTATGGAAAGCCCGAATATTTCCGAAAGCTGTTGCGCATTGTTTATAAATACCACGTCTTCGCGCATATCGAGCGCGTCTATGGCCGACTCCAAAATATTATATTTGGAATCTTCCATTTCGTCCAAAACGGAAAGACCGCCCGTTTTGTCGCCGTCTTTTATTTTTCGATTTTCGGCAATTACCTTTTTTGCGACTTCGATTTTCGATTCAGCCCATTTCTTTGTTGCTTCGGAGTCAAGACGGGCGAGATTGTTTAACATCAATGCCGCGTCGTTGCGTTCTTCGTCGTTTGAATACCGTTCATTTAAAAGTTTTGTTCTTTCTTCTTCGGAAGTCGCTTTTTGGTATTTTTCGAGCCATTCGCGTTCTAAGGCGGTTTTTCCGAATTTATCCTTTACCTCCTCGAAGTAGTTTTCCGCTTCCAGAATTACGCCACGCGCTTGAACATTGTTTTCGATAATTTTGCTCGGCGTTACCATTCCTTTCAAACCGCTGCCAAAATCTGCGCCGACATTTTTCAAATATCCGCGGGCGCGGAACGGAGCGCCGACGCCCCAAAATCCGAGCGTGATGAGCGGCATAGTCTTCCAAATTTGCGAACATTCTTCACGGTATTCGTCCCAGAGTTCCCGTTCCTCAAAAGTCGCATTTTCGTGACTCTTTGCCCAAAGTTTCGTTGCAAGCGCGTCCGTGGAAGTCGCAAGTTCCGTGAAAGTCTGAATTCCGCCCTCTTTTAAAAGATTTTTTACAGAACCTTTAAATCCCTGCTTTATGTATTCCTTGAATGTCGAAGGCATGTTTCCTTTTCCCGCAAATGCGCGCCCCAAACTTTTCAACTGAACTTGTTCCAAGCCCGATGCAACAATACCGTACAAAGCAGAAAGGTTTGCGGCTGACGATTCGTTTACGTTTCCGTCATAACGCAAATCGGCATACATACCCGAAGCTTCGTCAACATACATAACAGACGATGAAAGCGCAAGCCCTCCGAGAGGATTCCTTGTCGCAATGCTCCCCGCGAGCGTTAGCCCCAAATATTCCAAGCTTGTAGCACCGTTAATAAGAGCTTCTTCAAAAGTCTTCCATTCTCCGTCGGAATAGTCAAAACGCGTTCTTGAAGCGTTCATAAGTCCGCGAATAGTCTTTACGCGTTCAAAACGTTTTTTGCCCTCGGCAAACAATTTTAAAACGTCGATATCTTCGAGTATCAAGTATCCACCCATGCCCCATTCGGGTTTCGAACCACCCCGTTTTTGTTCGTATGTGGATTTTAACTTAGCGAGCTTTTCGGAGTCGGAAGTCAAATCCCCGTTTTTATCGACAAGACCCATTTCCTGCGCCATTGAAAACATAACCGCGCCGTCGGCATTCGAACCCCAAAGATAGTCTTTCGCATTAAAATATCTATCCGCAAAATCTTCGCTAATACGCGTATTAACGCGTTCCACAAACCCGCGTTTCAAAGTCGGTGAAAACGCGTTTATGCCGATTATAAACTGCCTTGCCCAATCTTCATTGTCGGTCGAAAGAAATTTGTCTACATACGCCTCCGCCGCTTCCTCGCGCGTGTCGAAAGCCGTCTTGAAGCGCATTACATCGCGGATTATTTCACCGCTAAGCCCCGCATTTTTTAAGTTAATGAAGCCCTTGAAAGTGTCTTTTTTTGCCAAATCGGCTTCATATTCTTGGCGAGCTTTGCCCAAATCGAAATCGGGATTATCCGTTTCGACTGTTGTCGGAATCCCCATGTATCCTGCGACCGTTTTTTTTGTTTTGGCGTCGGACGAATTTGCGCGTATGCGTTTTTCCTGCTCTTCGGGAGAAAGATTTTTAAAATCCGAAAGCGCATGCGCATCGGCATTACGCGTAATTTCCCGAATATTTAAGAGTTGTTTCTCCGCGTCGTCGAGAGTCGTGCCGTGCCCGAAGAAGCTCATAAAAGCCATATCGGGAGACATCGCATTATATGTCGGGTCAATCGCGCATATCGCATTGAGAACCGCGCCCATGCGAAGATTTTCATCGCCGCCCTTTTCTTTTATTGCGGGAATCGCGTCGATAGTTCTGTCGAAAAGCGATTTGTCTGCTTGGTTCGGGTCTATTCCGTAAGTCGATGTTTTCGTAAGATTTTCCATAAATTAAAGGTTTAAAAATTTTGAAGCTTTTTCGCGGGATTGCGTAAGCATTACGCGCTTAAAGAACGGGTCTTTTTGCATTTCTTCGACAGTCTCCGCATATGTAAGATTTCTTGCCGAAGCTAATTGCAAAATGCGGTTTCTAAATTTCATGTAGGCGACAGGGTCGGAAGTATCGTCGCCCTCCAAAAAGCGGGGAAGATACCAAGAGGCATTCTCGTTTGTGTTCCATCTGCATAATTCCGCAAATTGAGCGTCAAAGTTTTTCAGCTGACCGGAATCCCAATTTGACGGAACTTTTCCCGACCCGTATTTTGCGCCTTTTACCACCTTGCCGTACAATGCGCCTAAAAGCTCTTTTCTGCTTGCGGCGTCATACTTGTCTATATCAATGCAAATTTGCGCAAGTTTTTCGCCGCGCGGGTCGAGGTCTTTATCGTATTCGAGAATCGAAGTAAGCTGCTTGAAATAACCTCCGCGATATAAAGCGTATTCTCTTTCCTCTTCCGCCGATAAATTGCCGGATTTATATTTGAAGCGAAGCCCTTCATATCTTTCCGTAAAATCTGCAACTTTCTTTCTCGCTTCGGAAATCCTTGCCGCCGCATCGACATTTTCGCCGGATATTTCGTTAAGGTCGAATTTGCCGTCGTTCTTTTCAACGGCGTTTTTCAATGCGCTCTCCGCCTGCGCATACATATTACGATTAACCTCTTCGGTTATTTTTTTCTCGGAGTCCCTGCAAAAATTGTCGAAATCGGATAAAAGTTTCTTTTGTTTTTGGGGCGAAAGGTTGAGAGATTTCAAATTCTCCGACAAATTCTTCCTCATATTGACAAAATAGTCTTTTCCGATTTTTTCACCCATTTCCGCCACCTGACGTTGAGCATTGGAAACATCGGTTTTTAATGCGTCGATATTTTCGGAGGCGGTCTTTTGCGCGGCATTTTTAGCTTTCTCTTGCTTTGCTATCCTTGCAGATTCCAAACTGTCGCTATGCACGCTTGCGAATACATTAAACTCCAAACGGTCTTTTTCATAAACGCCGAGGTCGTACCCGTTCGATTGAATACGCGAAATTATTTCCGAAATTTGTTCGGGACTCGTTGCGCCTTGAATTTCAATCTTTGCCTGGTTCATACGTCCGCGGCAAAAATCGTAATCGTATTGTTCGCGCATTTTAGCGGTAAAATCTTCAGATTTTCCCACGCAATAAGTGTCAATGGCGGCTTTTCCGATGTCGTAATTTCCGGAATTTACTCCGCGATTCATCAGATTTTGGCAATCGTTCCAAGCGCGTTCGTTTTTGGCTTTCAGAAAATTCCCCATAGCCTGCGCATAGCTTTTGGAGCGTTCGCCTTTCATCGTCAGATTCAGCGCGTCGCGGCTTTCGTCCCAGGACGTATTCTTCCTTGCCCATTCCGACATCGATGCGTCGACCTTGTCCATCGCGGCATTGTACGCGGCTTCATATTCAGCCTGATTGTAAATCTGTTTTTCCGACAATGCGCGCAGGGCTTCCTGCGAGCGGTCGAAATATTCGATTTGCCCGTTCATGAGTTCCTGCCGCACTTCCTTGTTCTTCATATCTTTCGATACGGAGAACATCGCGTCGGAGACGTGCTTCATGCCCGCCGCGAGACGGTCGTTGGCTTTTTCTATGGCGAAGATGCCGCCGAGTCCGGTATTGTCGCTTACCACACTATGCGGCATCGGCTTATCCGTAGAAGCCGCGCCCCTTTCCCTGCCTAAATTGATTCTGCCCATATTATTGATATTTTCCCGTCAAATAGTTGAATTTAATCCCCGTGTTGCCCGAATTGGCTTTTTTTAAACCCTTGTTAGTTTCGTACTCGCTCGCTTCATATCCCATATACGCCATATTTGCCGCGCCCGACAACCCCATTCCGACCGCCGAAGTAATGCCGCTTGATTCCGTAAGAGACGCGCCCGAATACCCCAAATTCAACACGTTTTCGGCGTCGGCAAGCAGGAGCTTTCGTTTCTGGTTGCTTGCGGCTTCCTGCATAACGACGTCGAGTTCCTGTTCCTCCGCCATGCTTGCGAGAGAAAGGGTCGGCGTGCCTTGAACGGTAACTCCGCTTGCCGCATATGCGGCTTCCGCCGATGCGAGTCTTCTTGCGTTTTGCCGCCTTTCGAGCATGGAGCGTTGCAGTTGGTTTTGTTCCTCCTGCTCGGCCTGCTGTTTAAGGGAATTTGCCTGAACCTCCGCATTTCTGCGTTGTTGTTCCGCAGCCGCCTCCGCCGAGGCAATTTGATTGGTTATGCCGTAGGCCATTGAAGCCGCAGACAATACCAATCCCGCAATTAAAAATTCAAAACCCATTATAATGCCTTTATTTTTGCACCGATTGCACACAGCGTGAACGGCGCGGTTTCAGTTGTTTTAAGTTCAATCGCGCCCTCTTCGAGAAACCCCGAATCGCACGCGCCGGTAAAGCGGTAATCTCTCGGCGTCTTTGTCCCTAAAAGTTCGCCCATAAGTTCCGATTCGCGGGGAACAATCGGATTCCAATCGTCGGGATTCCAATCTCCGTTTTTGTCAAAACCGACCACGCGGTATTCGCCGCCGTAGGAATCGAGCATATAGAAGCGCAAATCGAAAATCTTTGCATTCGCGTCAAGAAACAGCGGCGTCGTTCTCATGAGAGACTCGTATGGTACGGAGGTTTTAAGCCCTGCGGGGATAGTCGTATTGCCCGCAACAGGCACACAATCGAGATAATTGCCCGTCTGCGCTTCGTTTGAATCGAGACGTTCGAGACACAAATATCCGTTGCGTTTCACGGCAAACAAAACGCTTTTGAATTTCCCCGTAGACAGCGCGCACCCCGCCGCGACACCGTCGCCGAAAAGGAATCTGCTCCACGCCGCGACATTGTTTTCCTTGTCGTATGTAAATACGGCAACTTGTCCGTCGTTGCGAATGGCGAATATTCTGTTGCGCGGCGAGAGTTGGTTAAATACGCAGGAAACCCCGTCTCCCATAATTTCGGGATTCATCGTAGTAAGCGAAACGGAATTGTAAGAATCGCTTGCGAAGTCGTATGAAATCGCGCCGAGTTCGCGGTTTCCGCGCCGCACATATATCACCATGCCGCCCGCTTTTGTCGGCATTACATATTCGACGCCGTCTTCGGACTGGTTGCTTGCATGGACGATTGACGCCGTCAAAGCCTGTCCCGCGTCGCGGCTTCCGAAACTCCATTCGGAGCTTCCCATGCCGACCATTAAGTCGGAACGCGAAACGAGCCATGAGACGGGTTCGCCGTCGTCGCTTGCAAGAGTATATGCGAGCGGGTCCGTGTCCAGATTGGAGACCGAACGGAAATTGTCCCAGTTGTTTGTTTGCGATAGCCAAATTGTCGAGGGTTGGTTTAAGTTGCCCCCGAAAACAAGGCGTTCCTCGTGGATTTCCACTGCGCGGGGATACCCGAAGTCTTCGCTCCACGCCGACCTGTAAACCGCGGAAGACGTAAACGTGCTACGGCAAGGGTTGATAAATTCTACCGTTGCCGAAGTGGGGGAATCCACCGCAAGAACCTTTACCCACACGACACCCCTTGAACCTGAATAAATCGAGAATAAACAGCCCTCTTTTGCGGAATTAAGAACCTCGCTGTTTGCGACGACGACGGTATTCATCGATTCCATGCGCGCGCGGACGACGGAATTTACGTCGAAAATTTCGCGTTCTACCGTTTCGTTGTCCGAGCCTTGCATCGATGTAGTGCGTGCGATTTCATTCCACGTTTTGCCGTTGTCGGTCGATTCCTCCAAAAGGAGAACGCCGTCCCAGACGCCGCCTTGCGGCTTTAAAGTAATCTTTCCGCAAGGGACAAACGGGACTGTAAATTTACCCGATACCGGAACGCTTTCAACCTTGGTTGCGTTGGTTTTGCCGGTTCGCCATTCATACGTTTTTGAAGCATTGTCGGAATATTCTATTTTCAACTGCGAGCCAATCATCTCCCGCGTGAAAAAATCATTGTTTGCCGTAATGCTTTCAATTTCCCCCGAATATAATATTCCGTCGACAAGAGGCCTTGCCAACGTCAAAACCGCCCCGTCAACCTGCAAGTTTTCGGACGGTTGAAATTTTACCGCTTCCGCAATGGAAAAACTTTCGCCGTCGAAAGTTACCTTTTTCGGCGGCATCGACAAATGCGAAAGATAAATCCAACCTCCCGCCTGCTTGTGCTGCATGGTTTTCAGCGCCGCGAAAGGCATCTTTGTATCGAGCGTTTCGCCGATTTTAACACCGGCGGCGTCATAGGCGTCCATCGTCAAAAAGGAGAGCGGTTCCCAATTCAGAATTTTGTCTATCAAAAGTCTTTTTTGGGACGCCGAAGCGGGAATGCCGTAATTTTCCGCGCCCGAATAACTCCCTATTTCGACGCGCAATACCAAATAGGCAACGGGCGAAACGTGCGAGCCGTCGGTCGGGAGTTGCGTCTGTCCGTCGGACGCAAGCGCATAAACCTTTGCCCCCTGCGGAAGCGTTATCCCTATTTCCGCGCCGACGGGAACGTCAAACGGAATGCGGAAATATTCATACGCGCAAGGGAGCTGATTTGTCGTTGTTAAGGTTTTTATGTCTTTCCAAGACCCCGAATTGGAAAATCCGTCGCCCGCCATAATCTCGAAACTTTCATATCCCAAGGCGTTTGCATAGATATTCTTCACGTTTTCGGAGGCGGCGTAAAGCGCATTGGCAACCTCCGCTCCCGGTTCATTGCCTTGATTGATTATTTGGTCAACTTGCGCCTGCGCCAATTCGGCGGCGGCTATGGCGTCGGTTAATGCCGCGTCGAAATCGTGGTTGAATTTCACCTGCGGACTTGCGGATACCGCGCCGCTTTCGTTTGAAAGTTCCGATACGCCTATATTGTAATTCGCATCTTCATATTCCGAATGGGAGAACCAATCCACAGCCCCCGAAAGCAAAACCGCTTCCTCCTTGAGTTGGGGATTTCCGTCCGAAAAGGCGTCGATAGCCCATGTTCTTTGATACCGAATGTCCGCCGCCGGGGAAACGTCCGGCGTTCTTGTAAGATTTTCCGCATTTTGATTTTGCCAATCGTCGAGCGTATAGTATGCGCTTGTCGCGGTCATATCGAACCCGAAAATCTTCAATCCCCACATATTGCCGCGGTCGGGAGTTTGGATTTCAATCCCGCCGCCATCGTCCGCAAAAGCACCCGACGCCGCCGCCGCGGGAGACTTGTTCACATATAGCGTTGCGGAATTGTTTTTGTATATAACGACAACCTTGTCGCCGGCGTTGGCTTGCCCCGCGTCCGCACCGTCGCCAAGCATAAGCGTCAAATAAGACGAATTCGCGTTGTAGGAAATCTTCAAATTTCCCTTTTTCAGAAAGTCGAGAGTCGGAACATTTTCGGGAACGACAAAACAAAGGGAAAATTCGTCCGTGAACGAAAAGTCTTCGGAAAAACACTTGTATCCGTCAACCCCGCCGTTTCCCTTAAAAACCAAAGCATAGGAACAGTCGCGGTTATATTCAAAGGGAATAATTCTGACGTTTTCGGAATCCGGGCCGAGCGAACCCAAAAACTTTGTTCCTGCGCGCCTATGGACTCCGCCAAGCGTATCTACATAGAAGTTTTCGAGCCTTTCGCAAGCCATCGAATGCTTCTCGGTATCGTTTCTCCATTTAAAAGCCTTTGAGACTTCGCCCGCGTTAAAAGCCCTGCGTGCAATTTTTGTATCGTTCGCCATATATGTATATACACACGAACGCAAAAAAAGGGAGTCCGAAGACTCCCTTGATGAAACAAACAAACACAAGCTAAAAAAATTACGAACCGGACGAAGCTGCCGTCTTGATTGTAATCTTCATCGCGCCTATGTCGTCGATACGGCCAACGCCGTATTCTTCGTGCGCATAGTAGACGATGTGATTGCGAAGCATAATGTCGCGGTCAAGAGCCTGTTCGAGATCGAGATACGGCACCAATGCGATGGCTTCGGGAATGAACGCCACCATTTCGCCTTTGGGAATCTGGTTGCACTTTACCCACGAGAAGCCGAACATTTCGGGAATATTGCCGCTGACCAAATCCGAATTTTTCACAAACGGGAAATCGCGGCTGAACAAATCCTTGAAGTTCTTTGTTTTGAGTTTTCCCGCGTCGAACGGATTGATGAGAATAATCTTTCTCGAACCGTGCGGGACATTGCAAGCGTCAAGCCTTGCTTCGAGTTCGGGGAGGTCGTCCTCAATCGAAACATATCCTTCGTTTGCCGTGGTATACGCCGAATACGGATTTACGGTAGACCAATTTTCCGTTACGGTCTTGATTTTGCCGAAGTTCGTGTTTTTGGTCGTACCCGTAGTGTAATACTGCAAGTCGAGCATCTTGCGCGTGGAAGTCGAAGCGGTAATCGCGTCGATAATGCGCTGGTTGCCCTTGACCTTGAATCCTTTGGCGAGCGTCGAAATAATCGCCGAAGTCGGGTCGTTGTTCATATCGAGCCTGTCGCGCGATTCGAATTCGTGACCGGTTTCCGTTTCCGCCTTGTCGATAAGCGTCATATAGAAATCGACGTCTTGATGCGGAGTAAGGCGTTTATGCCACGCGGCAAAAGTTTGGTCTGCGGCGGCGATTGCCTCCCACTGTCTGCGCGGAACGGCGCCCGAAGGCCTGTCTTTTGCGCCCTCTTGGACGAACGCGCCGGTATCGGAGCCGAATGCGCCTTTTGCGCGATAGGATTGCTGCCAGTACGAGTCGCCCGCTTGCTTGGGCATACGCGTAATGAGCTGTTTAAGGTCGACAATGTCGCCATTGGTTAAAGCCGCCTTGAAGTTGTCCGAAAAGGACTGAACCGGAAGCGGCGCGTCGAAGTCTGTTCTACCTGCCATAATGTAAATCTTTCCTTTAATTGAGTTTCAGTTTTGTTTTGGTTGCCGTGTCCGAACGTCGGGGGCGAAGTTCGCGGCATTAACTGAACCGCTCAGGAAAGGTTTGCGTTTGCGCGCAAGGTATCTTTCAATATGTATATACACACGAGACGTAAAAAAAATAGGGACGGCCATTAAACCGTCCCTATGTGCTATGATGAATACTACTTATGCTATTGAGAATCTACCAAAGAATTCAACTCCCTCACCACCGCATCGTGGTCGGGATTGGAGGGATTTAAATACGCGGGACTTGCCTTTAATTGCGCAATGCGTTCCACGGGAGAAATTTCTTTTCCGTCCGCGCCGCGAATTGTCGTTTCCCGCGCTTCCGATATGACGGAGTCAAAAGCTTTGAGAACTTTTGTGTCGTAAAGAACGCCCGCGGCTTCGAGTTGCCTACGCACCCCAAGGTCGTCTATGCGCTTGAGAACCATTTGGAGCTTGTCGTCGTATTTGTCGCCCCATTCGTTGGGCGCGGAAAGAGTCTCCTTTGAGCCTTTGGCTATTTCCGCGCGCGCGTTTTGTTCGTTGGCCATAATAGTGGCGACAATTTCAGACCACCCGCCCATTACGGTTGAAACCTGCTTGTTTGTCATGCCGGCCTCGAAGCATTTTTCCTTGAACGCCTTGAAATTCTCGGCAGTTGCGCCTTCTACCGACAAACCTTCGGGCGGCTGCCAATCGTATTTATCGGCGGATTCGGGACGTCCGAGTTTTGCGTAAAACGCGTTGCGTATGTCATCGGGCGTATTGTCGTCGGGAATGCCCTTCCCTATAAACGACTGCGATTCGTTGTAGCTTTTCACGAACGCGCCGAGGTCTTTAAAACCCTTTATCTTGTCGGTAACGAGATTCTGGTCAATACCCGCGTACCATTCGGAATTGCCGCCGTCGGAAGAACCTTGGGCCCCGCCGTCGGGATTAATATTCGGATTCGTACTGTTTGTTTCTTCTGCCATTTGATTTCCTTTTTTGTTGAGGTTGTCTGATTGCTTCCAAAATTTCGGAAAAGAGAGCAACTTTTCCCGTATTGAAACATTGCTCCCTTTCGGTTTCGGCGAGACGCACCCGCTTGTCGTATCCGCTTAATTCGCGCAAGACTTCGAGAGCTTTTTGCCCGTCCACAGTCTGAAACGCGTCGCGGAGAATTTCCGATTGTTCAAGATTTGCCATAAATTACCGTATTCCGTTAACTATCGTATCTTGCATAGAACCCTCTTCGGGAGTCTTCTGCAAATTTACCTTGTCAAGCATACCCAAGAGCTGCTGTTGCTGTTGCTGTTGCCCCATGGCCTGCAACGCTTCGGCGATTTCGTCGTCGCTTTTGAGCGCGTCGTTGGAAACGTTGTTGTTCCTCGCATACGCCTTTACAACCTTGTCGGTGTCGATATAGGCGGCGGCAAGCGGCGCATTCGCCATCGCAACCGCAAGTTCGCCAACCATGCGGATAAAGTTGACCACATTCGCATTGAGAACGCCTTTAAGCTTCGTATCGAGACGCGTATTGTAGACCACTTCAAAGTCCGGCATTTTTCCGTCCTTGCCGCGGTACAGCTTGGGAACGACAATCTTTCCGCGCTCCACAAGCCCGAGAATAACGCGCCTAATAAACGGAGCGAAAAATTCCGAATGAAGATTGGCCAATACGGGAGCAATGCCCTGAATCATTTCGTCGTAACGAAGTTGGGCCTCGGTCGCCGTCATATTCTTGCGGTCTTCGAGATACTGGAACACGTCGTTATAAAATATGCCCTGCACTTCCTCTTTTTTCTGCGCCGCAAAATCGAGAGGCGACCTCAAATCGCCGGTCGGAGACCAAAGCTTTACGTCGCCGTCCTGCGAATCCCACGGATTTATCGAACCTAATTCGAGACTCATTCTGTCGTATTTATCCGACGGCGCGAATACAATCGGCTTCGACTGGCCTTCGACATTCTTCAAATACGCCCAAATCGCAATATTGATGGAGCGGAGCGCGGGGATAGCCGACATCGCGGGACTGCGCCCGTAAATTTCGTCCGTATTGTAAAAGCGCGGCACTTGATACGGAAAAGTGTCATAACCGCCCTCTTCGACGATTTTCTGCGCTTTTTCGTCTATATAGATTGACGCCCATTGCTTGTTTTTTGGATTGCTCTTTCGCTTGTCGCGTTCTTGGCGGGGAAATACAGCATGAATAAAAACAAAGCGTTTTTCCTTTTCTTCGGGATTGTCATAGGCCTTTCTAATGTCTTCCGACACATTGTTATAACCAAATTCTTGAACAGCTTGGCGGGCGGTATACTCGAACCCGCGAAAGACCGTATCGACCATTCCTTTTGAGTTTTCGGCGATGTACACACAGTCGGAAATGTTCCATTGACGGCAAACCAATTCGTCGTCGTCGTTAAATTCCGAATAAAACGCACCAGTGCCGAACGCGCAATATCCGCGCAAAAACTGCTGATACACTTGGACGCAATTCGAGTTTGCAATGGCTTCGAGACCCTTTCTCGCGGCCTTTTGCAAGAATCTGTCAAGTTGGGTATCTTCAACTTCGATGTCGCCGTGAGTCTTTTTGTGGGCTTTCAAATCGAACCATTGCTCGCCCTGGAATATCGTCGAAGAGTAAAGCCATGCGGCAAGCTTAGTAAGACACGCTACGCCGGTAGTGTCAATCGGTTGGCGCTTCGGATTTCCGCGCGTCTTGTCGGTGAATGTGGAAACGGGAGCCGCATTCGGGAAGCAATATCGGGCGCAATCATTCCAAATCCCCGTCCACTTTGAATGTTCGGATTTCAACACGCCGAAACGTTTAATAAGCTTTTGTGCGACAGTTTCCATGATTATCCGAGAGTACTTTTCTTTTGATTGCCGCCGGACGAACCTCCCGCAAGAAGAGATGTCCAAAAGTTGTTCGACATATTGCGGGAATTTGCCGCAATGCGCCGGCGGGTGTTGTCGCCTGCGACCTTTACCGATTCGTCTTCAAAAGTTGTAGCCGCGGCAGTCTTTGCAACCTTTACGCTATCCGTGCTTCCGCCTTTCATATTTTCTCCTTTATCCAGATATGTTCATCTTTAACGAGCTGTCTAAAACCGCTTTTTGCGGCAAGTTTTGCAATGCGCTCATCGGATATATACACACGGCAACGGTTTTTTAAGGCGTTGCGCATAACATTTAGCATGGCACGACGCGCGGCGACAATATGATGCGGCCTGACAAAATGTGTCGTGCCGAACAGAAAATAATGGGAACGCCCCGCACCGTAAAAGGAGAACGCCGAATATCCGAGCGGAACGAGAGTCTTTTCGTCATACCAGAGATAGCACCAACCGCGTTTGAGACATTCGGCATAAGAACAGTCGGGAGTTTCCTTCGGCAGTATATCGGCAAGATTGTGTGCTTTTGCCACCCAGTCGAGCATTTCGCGTATTTCCCACAATTCAGGGTCAGCCACTACAAACATTACCAATCCTCAAAGTTTGAATTTGCGGGACGAATCGCCCGACGGTTTCCGTTTTTGCCGACGTTCAATGCCCGCGGACAAAGATTTCGCTCGCCCCAATAACGCATGGCGTCGATTGCGTGGTTGTATCTGTCTTCGGGAACGTCCGTAAACGTTCCGTCGGGTTTTTGCGTGTATGCGTAGTTTTCAAGCTCCGTCTGGATATCATTCGCACTTCGCACAACATATATGCGAAATTCTTTGAGCAAATTAAGCCCTGCATTTATAGAACCTGCACCTTTTCGACAAGCCTGGGCATTATATCCACACGCCTTTAAAAACGCAATCTCCTGTGGATACGCTGAATCGCAAAATATAGGAGTAAACTTCGATACCCCCGCATCGTCGAGCCGCCCCTGAATCGACGGAATGTTTGGGTCTTCGGAATTTCGCCCAATGAGCAAACCGGTTTCGTAGAAGACTTCGCGAACAAAAATTGAATCACGGCTAAAAGCGCATTCAATGCAAGTTGCCGGGTCTTGACTAAAACCAAAGTCCATTCCATAACCATGGCGTTGGCAAACGCTAATATGCGGAAAATCGGCATCGTCAATAACGTCCCAATGTATGCGCGGGAACACTTGCCCCTCTCGTTGACCGCGCTTTCCGAGTCCGTACACGTCCCAGAATCGCGCGTTTGCCGTTCCGTTTCTGATATTTTCGGGCGTGGGTTCAGTGCATTCGATTGTATAAATCTGCTTTGCCGAAAGATTTTCGCGGTTATCCTTGTAAGTTGAATGGCAGTATAAATGCCAATCGGGATTCTTCATCACCTTGCTGAAAATCCAATGGGCAGTCTCCGACGGGTTGAAGTCGCAAATCGAAAACTGTTCCGTTCTCGCGTCGATTTGCATGCGCGCTGCGTCGGTGATTTCCATAGCCTCGTTAAGCCACGAAATCGTCGCTTTTTTGCCTTGCAGTTTTTGAGCGTCGTTTGCGCCGAGGAATTGAAAAGTCGAACCGTTGTCGAACGTGTACTTTTTGAGAGTCGAGTTCCATTTGCCTGCGGAGTCGAATAACGACACCCATTTACCGTTGGCGTCGTATCCTCCGAAAACCTTTGACATAATTTCGATAAAATCGTCAACGACAGTCCCCTGCGTGGTCGTAGCGTCGTTTCGGTAGCATCGAACAATAACACTGTTTTGACGCATTAGAGACGGGTTCAAACATATACCGATGAGGAACTGGATAATGCTCCAAGTTTTACCCGAACGCGAAGAGCCTTCGAGAATCACCCAGCGCAAGAGAGAGCCGTCTTTGACTGCGGCGGGCAGAACGGTATTCCACAGGAACAGCGAATTTTTATTAGGTTTGATGTCGATGTTGATTTCGGACATTACGACGTTTTGGGAATGTTGAAGTTGAAGACGTGGCTTTGCTTGAAAGAATCGTCAACTTCGCCGGTCATGCGATTATCCTCCTGAATAGCGCGGATTCTGTCGCCGTCGAACTTTCCGCATCTGGCGATAAACGCAAGGATTTCGCGTTTTTCTTCGCGTGAAAGTCCGGCGGCTTGTGCGTTTTGCGCTTTCAGAAAGTCGATTCTCGCGCGCACAAGGGGATTGGTAGAGAGTTTTGAAGATTCGCGCTTCGCTGTCGAATCTTTACAGTTGTAAACAAGTTTGTAAGCTTCCTTTGCTGTTTTGCCATCAGCAACAAATTGAGCAAATTTCTCGTGTCTGGCGTTTTTGAGAGGGAGAGCTGAATCTTTCGAGTTCTGGTTCATATGATATGAAGCGCGAGCGGTTAATGGTTTTTCTGTTGTTTCTGAAAATTTCCGTGCGAACGATGCACTTGATGAAGGCGATGGGATTTTGCGAAATATCGAGTCGTTTCCAAGACTGTGAAAATCGGATAAGAATGTTTTGAACCACGTCGTCGGTTTCCGGGACTCTCGACATGCGCACAATGGGACGAGCAATGCTTTCGACTGCCCGCAGGATATCGCCTGAAGTGGCGTCATTCTTTCGGCAATCATCGAGCATTTTGGCCATTTGTTGGTTCGTAATCATTCAACGCTCGAATAGCGTACACCGGTGCGCCATTCTCGCTTAAAATTCTCGCGCGCGCGACCCCTTGGCAAGTCCTAATACTGGTAATTTATGCTCAAAAAGGGAGAAAAAGCTTGATGGCAAAATTATAACAGATGTTATATATTATTATGAACGAAAACGGTATAAAGTATATAAGACTCGAAAACAGTATAATAACTTCCTTTAAATGCAATGTATTAGGTTATATTATCGGAGAATCGAATGCTGGCGTAATAAAAAGGGTAGGATGTGTCTACATAAAAGGCAATGAACATAATCCTCCACACGCCCATATCTATATAGACAAAGATACACAATATGTTATTGACATTCAGACAGGGGAATTAATTTATGGAAATTTATCAAGAAATGAATGTAAAAAGAAAGATGAATGGTTTAAAAGTATTGGAAAATCAAAACTTATTGAAATTTGGAAAATGAATAATCCAAATTTACGGAATTAACACCAGACATACCACCCGCCGTTTTGTAGTTTTTTCGACCTTGGTTTAAGACCGAGGGAACGAGCGAGTTGGCAAAACATTTTAAAATCGCCTTCCGATTGAAAGAAGGCGGCTTTATCTTTGCCGGAAATTTGGCGAGCAATATCGCGGAATTGAGCGGATTTCGATTTAGGCGGTTTGGCGTCAACGATTTTCATTATTACTCCCCTCCTTTCAGCGCGGACTTTTGGAAAATCACGAAATGCGTTTTTTGTTTTTTGTGAAGAATTACGGGTTTTTCGGGCGTCAGTTTTAAAATCTCCGAGAGTTTTATCTGCACTTCCGACCACTTAAAAACGAGCGTTCCAAGCGGCTTTAAGACGCGGAAACACTCGGCAAATCCCCGCGTCAAGTCGTCGCGCCAGTTGTCGCCGAGAATGCCGTACTTTTTTGCAAACCACGCATTTTTCCCGACCGTCTTTAAATGCGGAGGGTCAAACAAAACCAAAGAGTAGCTGCTATCGTCGTATGGCAGCTTGCGAAAATCTCCGATAATGTCGGGAGACACTCGGAATACTCGCCCGTCGCAAAGCGTCGTATCTAATTCGCGCTTGTCCATATAGACGGCGCGGGCGTCCTCTTTATCGTGCCACCACATACGGCCGCCGCAACAAACGTCGAGAATTGTTTTACTTTCCGTTCTCATAGCAGCTTCCTTTCAGCGCGGCGGCGCACTTTCGGAGGATTGAGGGACATTCGCCGACCTCATACTCATTACAAAGAGCTATTATAAATTCGAGTTCCTCTCTCGTGAACGTCGGCTCGACAGCCCTTTGATTCCACGCGGCGATTGCGTCGGCTTTGGAAACTCGATAAACATCCGTTCTTGCATAACATTTCCTGCAACGAACATAATATTCTTTTTGCGTTTCATTTTCAAAAACGTGCGCTTCGCCGCCGCAGAACGGGCATTTTTTAAGTTTATTTTTCATTTTGCACCTCCAATACTTTGAAGCCGATTGCTACGACTTCGGGATTTTGCTTCCAAGAGTCGCGCCCGTTTATCTGCTCCCAGATTGAGCGGAAGCCTAACTTGTAAGATTCGTTTTTTGTGATAGCGTCCTCCGATCCGTGGACAAATGTCGCAATGTCAATAAGAAACTCTTTGTTGACTCCCTCGCGCTTCGCGTCGGCTTCCGAAATGTCCTGCAACTGTTCGCGCTTCAATCCCGTGATTTCGAGTAAGATTCGGGAGTATTTGCGCGGCATAAATATTGACGGCTTCCATTCACCTCTATTGATTTCAAGCGTGTCTGCGTCGCAATCGGCGGCGTAAACGACTCTGCCGTCAACAAGGCAATACGTTTCCCTTACCCAAAGCCTATCTTTGACTTGCCAATTCTGAAATTTCGGCTTGGCGACACGGCGCGTCATAGTCTTGCGCCCTGCGAGTATCGCCCTCACCATTGGCGTGGAAAATAAAATCGGTCTATCCATTTCGCGCCTCGCTTTCTATTCCGACTTCTTTTTTTATATGTTCAATTTTTTCGTTAAGACACCTATCAAAAAGCGGCAAGGCGTCTGCAATGAATTTTTTAACGTCTTTTTCTTCGATTTTAAGCGTTATTATGTCTTTTTTGCCGCTTTCAAACGTAATTGTTCCAATCATTTTCCAACTCCATTCGTCGTTTTCTTGTATGTATTTTTCTTCTATTGCCAATCCTTTAAATTTCATCGCGTTACCCTTTCTTTTGTGTTTCCCAAAAGTGATATTTGAGCGCGCTGTAAAACGCTGTTCAAAGTTTCGTCTTTTCCAGTTTTAAAAAAAACGTCGCAAGAATTGACCTGTTTCAACTCGCCTAAAAGCTCGATATTCGCGGCGTTCATCTCTCTGCGCGTTGCCGACTTCCAAACGCCGTTTAGCGTTTCAAAGCGCATTACGTCAACATCTCGGCCTTTGTATTGATAAATAATCCCGTCGATTAAGTAGTACTTGTCTTTGATTAGACGCGGAAATTTTATCTTTTGACCGAAGGCGTTTTTATTGTCCAAAATTGATTTGACGCGTTCCGAAAATTTCATTTTTGCGCCTCGCTTTCGGAAGTACCATTTGTGGTAGAAACTTGTTTTTGTTGGTTTTTGTCGTCGTACTCCGCGCATTCCTCAACAAGCTTGTCGAGCCAGTCCTGCGCCGCTTGCTTGGCTTCGTCGATAGTGTCAAAACTTGGCAAGTCGAGTTCGTCGTCGTCGAGCCATACGATAAAATTTTCGCCGCTCTTAACGACCGAAAGGGGGAAACGTTCAATGTTGCCTTCCCATTCTTCAATGCCATTCTTTAATTTTATGTATCTCCACACGAGCCGCTTTGCTCTCGGCTTGCGGGATTCAAGCTCCTCGACTCTTTCCAATGTTTTAGCGAGCGTCTTTGCGTTGGTCTGAAAATCGGCGTAAAGTTCGGGATATTTGTCGTTGTCAACAAAATTTGATAATTGTTCATACGCCGCTTCAAGCTCTGCGTTTCTGTGTTCTAATGCTTTTTCTGCCTCCACAAGCTTGCTTTTGTAGGCTTTGATACACTCGTTCTTGGCGACTACGCGAGCTTGCAACTCGCCCAACTCGAAAGATTTTTTTTCGAGTAGTTTTGTCAATACCTTGAAGCGCACGTCCAACTCGCTGTAATCATCAAGCAAATCTGCCAAGCTTGCCCCGCCTAAGTCAGCGTGATATTTGGCGATTTTATCGAGATAATCTTTGTCGTTTTGCAACTCGAATATTCGCGTAGCGAGTGCTTTGTAGTGCGCCCTAAAATCAAGTCGGCAACGTTCATATTCAAATTTACAATTGCCAGCTTCGCATTTAACGAAGATTCTTGGCATTGATTTAGTCCAAATAGCATACCGGCATTTCTCGCAACAAATTTCAATTCCCAGTTTGTCTTTCATTTCACAAGCCCTCCGAGCTGTTCAATGATTACGAGGTTCGGCGCGGTCAGTGCTTTGACTAAGTTAGGTATTACCCTAACTAAAAGTGCAATCACCGAAATTATAAAAAATACGCCACCAAATATAGTGATAATTATATCGTAAAAACGCTCATCATAGCTTCCCAACCGAGCATAACTACTTTTAGGCATAACGCATAATACAATCAGTAAGACTGTAAGTAAGACTAACCAAATACCATTAACCCAAACCTGCCACGCTACAATCTGCTGCAAGGTATCAGGCACAACCGTACTTACCTTATCTATTCCGACTTGCAAGAGTTCACATATCTTGACGCCGAGCGCATCGAATTGTTCTATTGATTTTATCTTGTCCATTTTATTTTACCTCCCCTGTTAAAATTTCAAATCTGTCCACATCGCCCGCGCCTTGAAAATTCTTTGCAAGCTTGTTGTGTACCCACGCCACAAGCGCGTTTTTCCCGCCGAAATATTTCCCCAACGCCTTGTGCCATTGCTTGACATCTTCCTTGCGCGGCAAGGCAAGTATTCCGTATTTGGCTACGGTCGCCTTGCTATACTTGCAGTCGAATTGCAACCCGCGCTTTTCGGTCAATTTCAAGTCGTATTTCACTTTGTCCTTTGCACACACGACCGCGCCGAGAAAATACCTCTTGGCGGTAGTGCGGACGGAAATCGCAAGAAAGTAATTACCGTTCATCGCCGTTTCCTCCGATTACGCCGCGAGCCTTACGGTCTGCGAGCTTGGAAAGGTTAAGCCCTGCAATATCTTCAAGGGAATATCCGAGCATTTCGGCACAACCTGCAACATACCAGAGTACGTCGCCCAATTCCTTTGCGGCCGCTTTACGGTCAAATTCGCCGTCGCGGATTTGCTTCTTGATTTTGCCTTGAAATTCGCCCGCTTCGTTGCCGAGTCCGAAAGCCATATAGATAAGGTTTTTTGAGGTTGGCAAGGCGGTGCACATCGCCTTTCCTTCATATTCGTTAAATGTCATTTGTTTGTCTCCTTGGTTGATCTTATTGCTCCAAATTTTTTTGGACATAGTCTTTCATTTTTGAAAACGGCTTCGCCAATTCCGCTTTGATTTGCTCATACTCGCTTGGGACGTATCGCTCGAAAGAGGCGACATCTTCGGCTTTTAGAGCCTTGATTTCTTCGGGGAGCTTGTTGTCGGTATCGCCGAGAATGTAGCGCAAGCCGAGTTTTAACTCAGCCAAAGGCGGCGAATTTTGACCCTTTGACGGTTTTTTATCAGGAAACACGCCCTGCCACCCTTGCGCTATTGAGGTCCTGATAGCGGTAATAGTCGCCTCCACACCCCATTCGGCGAATTGCTTTGCTTTTATGCGCAAAGTGGATTCCGTCCATTTCGCAAGCTTGCGTTCGCGTCGGTATTTCAGCCAAGACTCCCAAGTTGTGCGGAACTCTTCTGACTCTCCGAAAGGTGCAGGCAAAATCGAAAAAAAGTCAAAGTCGGGCGGTTTATCGCCCCCCTTTTTCTCTTCTACTTCTACTTCTACTTCAGGCCGACATATGTCTGACAACTGACCGTCATTTGTCTGACAATCGTTTGGCGGTTGTGGGTATTTGGATTTCGCGGCGCGCACTCGTTGGTTGAAGTTCTTGATAAACAGATATGTTCCGCCATCGGCTTTGTAGTTCACGATAAGACCGGCTATCTCGCACTCAAGGAGGCAGCGGGAAATGTCGGGAATGCGTATATCACGGAGGGGAAACAATTCTGCTTTCAATATCAACGGACGGCCGTCATAGCGCCCAAAATCATCTGCCTTGTTCCAAAGTCTGCGAAAAAATACTTCGGCTAAAAGCGAAAGCTTGTTCACCGAATCTTCTTTCGAGAAGTCTGGAATCATTCTATTCATATTCCAAGTCCTCGATTGAAATTTCGACGCCGCATTTTGTTTTGGCGTCCTCATATATCTTTGACGCGGATATCATCACTACCTGTGCATCATCGCGCCAAATAACTTGCGAGTCGGTCAACGCGTCCATAACCGCTTTTACATAGTTGTCAATGTCGGGCTTTGTGGTATTCAAAATCGGAGCGTTTTGGCGTAACGTTTCCTGTGGGCGGCTCTTGGTTGCAGGCAAATAGTGATTTTTAGGGCGCGGAAGAACAAAAACAAGACTTAGTCCCACCGCGCAATCAAACGGCTTTTCTGGCGCATTGTCGCGAGCCGTTCGAGCAATTAAATATTTCCAACCATTCGCAGTACCTGCGTCATATATGCCCGCGTGCTTTCCGCGCATACAGGCGCGAGGGCGCGGTTGCGGCTTCGGCATTCCATATACAAAGAATTTCATAGAGTGTCGTCCTTTCCGCGCTCGTATTGGTCGTCGGCGTTGTCGCAGGCGTCCATTTTATCGAGGATACTGTCGCGCTCGCAATACAAAGCACTCAGCTCGGACTCGGCGCTTTTGATTTTGGCGTCGATTTCCGCAAGCTCGGCTTTCAATTCTTCGACATTAGAACGGCACATCTTCGTCCTCCATTTGTTCGTGAAGTTCGCGTTGTGCGGGCTTTGCGGGTTGTGGCCGCGCATATTCGCTACGATCCGGCTGTTCGTCGTCGGATTTTCCGCCACCTACAAACTCGAATCTTTCCGCCACAACAACAAGCTTTGAGCGGCTTTGTCCGCTCTGTTTGTCCGTCCAAGACTCTTGACGCAAACGCCCCTCAATGAGTATCGGTGAGCCTTTGTGAAAGAATTTTGCGATATTTTCGGCAGTTCTACCGAACGCGGTAATGTCCACAAAAGAAGCATTGTCGCGCCTTGTTCCGTCCTGCGCCGTATAGCTTTCGTTTATTGCCAACGAGTCGGATAATATGCTCGTGCCGCTTCGAGTCTGGCGCAATTCCGGTTCGCGGGTCAGATTGCCCATCAAGATTACTTTGTTAAAACTCATTTTTTTTCCTTTTTTTAGTAAATTTCCTCGTTCGGAAGCGGGATAAAGACTCCCTGCTCGGACGCCCACTGCCGCACATCGGAAAGGTATTGCTCAAACTCCACAGTCGAAAGCGCGGAAGTCGATTTCGACATTTCCAAGCCAACGCTTTGCGAAAATACGCAAAGGAACTTCCCGCGCAATGCGTCGTGCATCTCTTCCTTTGAATATCCCGACCATTTGGAGAGCAATTCGAGGACGACGCCCCAGTAATATCCGTTCTCCTGCAAAGAGCGCGGTTTCTTTCGCGGCTCAATCAATACCTGCACTTGCCGGCCCCTCAACAATCCGCGAGCCTTTGCAAACTCGGCGGCATTATCGAACGTCAAACGCCCCTCTTCGTCGATTGACGCAAATAAAACGTACTTATTCTTCGCCATTTTCGCCCCCGTCTAATTCCGCAAACTCCGCAACGTTTTCACGGAGTAGTTTCAGGTATTTCGGCTTCTCTGAATACGGCAACTCTTCGAGTGAGGAGACGCCCAACTCTTGAAGTGTACACTCATACGCCCTTGTCGTATGCGTCGGGTCGAGTTCGATTGCATATTGCTTCGCCGCGTCCGCTTCCGCCTTCGTGAAGTTGCGAGGTTTCAAGCCCTGCGCCTGCTTCGATTGGTTGTCGCGGCCGTGAGTATTTGTCGCGTCGGCGTCTTTGTTGTCGTCAATCGCGAACAAGCCGTTCATCGCATATTTGCGGGCATACGAGCTTGTCGCGCCCGTGAGTTGCGCCGCGTCCATTCCTTTCTTTTCGTCCTCTTCGCGGGCGAATGCTGAAACGGCAATTTTATTTTCGCCATCGGAAAGCTCCGCCGTTGCCTTGACATAAAAGCGGTCGCCAAACTGTACGATTTCATCGTACACAACAAGCGCGACTTCGTTTTCCAAAAGAAGCGGTTTTACGGCCTCCAGTATGTCCTCGGCCGAGCGGTAATTGTAATTGCCGAACTTGTTGCGTTGGTTTTTTGGCGCATTTAATTTGCTTTGAATTGCGATTAGTTTCTTTGTGAGTTCATTCATATTACAGCCCCAATCTCTTTGCGCAAGCGCGCGTAAGCTCTATGTCGTTTTTGAGATATTCGATTGCGTTTGTCGGATTGTCCAAGAGCACCGAGTAGAAGTCTTTTCCCTCGCCGTTCTTTGCGCCTACTCCCAAACTCTTTGCCAATGTGTCGAGACTTATTTTATCCGCAGTGCCGCAAGCCCAAGCGTCCATTGTGTCCTTGAAATGCGAGTCGAGATATTGCCGCCCCCTGCTCCACGTCATAACGGTGGGGGGGATTTCAATTCCAAGAATACGCGAGCGACGAATAAGGAACGGCAAGTCGAACTTATTGCTGTTGTGTCCGATAATGTCGTCGGATATTACGCCGCGAGAGTCAACGAATGCCCTCCAAGCTTGGTCTATTAGCTCCGCTTCGCCGTCGGGATTGGGATTTGCAAATGCGAATACTTCGCCCTCGTCGAGCGCATATCCGATTGCCACAACTCTCCCTGTGGTTGCGTCGAGCGCGGCATTGGCGATAAAATTAAGCCGCTTTTCTTCGATATTGGCTTCAATCTTAGCCGCGTCTTTGATGTTCGCGTTTGCCGTGAATTTCGGCATAACGGCACTGATTGCGTCGCTATCCAAAGGAGCTGTTTCAATGTCGAAATAGACCTTCATTATTCAGCTCCTTTCTCACCGAGCGGCTCTATGCCGTCTTTTGTAATTTTTATGCCGTATTTTCCGCTCGAAATTTCCACAGAATTTGCGCCGCTTAGTAGTGCGGAATTCGCAAGTCTTGATGTAGGATTATCTCCAAATTCAAGTTGTGCGTTTTTGCCGTCGAAATAATCGGCCGCGAGCTTGTATAACGCTTCGCAAGCTTCCAACGCCGACTCGTCGCGTATAATCGGTATTGAAAATTCGCCGTAATATTTTGCGTGTAATTCGCCCTTGACGCCAATAGCGACCAATCCGAATTCGTCGTCGACAATCTTGACCTTGAACGAAACTTCTTTCAGATTAGAACATTCGTCGTCGCCGTCGAATATACAGTTGGATAGGTGATATTGTAGCGATTGCCAAGTCTCTCTTAGCTCACGGCGAGGCGGAAGCTGTTTGACGTTGTTTTTTACGATTTTTTTGCCATACGGTGTTTCGCGCTCAATGGTGATTGTGTTGCCATTCCAGGAGATTTTTAAGACGCCGAGATTTTGAAAATTTCCGTCCATTATTTACGTCCTTTCTTTGCCGCGTATGCTTCGAGAATGTTCGCCATATAGTCGAGGGGTCTAATGCCGAGCTTTTCGGCGCATTCCGTAAGAGTTGCCGCCGCGTCTATGGTGAGAACGACAGACGCCTGCACATAGCCCTTGTTGTTGAGTTGCCAAACTTTTGAGGAGTTGGCGGATTTTTTATTTGACATTTCCTTTGCTTGTTTTTTTGTGTTCATAGTTTTTAGTTTATAGTTTGAGGAGTTTCCTTGATTAATTTCTTGGAAGCTCTTTTTATTTAAAAAATTTGTCGAGTTGCGTAAGGACGCACAGTACGAACCAAACGACGGGCGCGGCGATTACGCCAAAAACCACAGCAAGAATCGTTTCCATTTGTTCCGAGTTCATGCGTAACGCTTTCTTTGTCTTGCCCTTGCCATAACGATAATTTCGCTTGGTCGTTGGAATGAGTTTTCAAAAGCGGACATCAAATCCGACGAGCGGTAAAGCAAGGCGCGTCCAGCGCCTTGGCGAAACGGGAGGTCGGCCTCCCGTGCGATTCGGCGCAGTTCTTTTATAGAGATGTTCGCGCCCTGCGCCTTAATTTCTTCGACGGCTTCGCCTATTGTGCAAAAGATATTCATTTCGCCCTCTCTTCCTTTGCGATTTTTGCAAGCTCTCTAAAATATTTTATAGCCGTGTCGTATTCGCGCCTATAACGGCTCTTTTTGTCGGGATAGGACACTTTTATCTTTGCGCACCACTCGGCAAAGGTCCCCTTGAAACAACCACACCAAACAACATCGTTGGTTGCATCATAGGTCGTTCTCCCTTTCCGCGAGCCAATACGGTCAAGGCAAAAGATTTCGGAGTCAAGGTCAGCATTGCTTAGGTCGGAACCGCGTAGGTTGGCATAGCTTAGGTTGGCATTGCGGAGGTTGGCATTGCGTAGGTCGGCATAGCTTAGGTTGGCATAGCTTAGGTCGGCATGGCTTAGGCCGGAACTGCGTAGGTCGGCATTGCTTAGGTCGGCACCGCGTAGGTCGGCATTGCTTAGGTCGGCATTGCTTAGGTTGGCATAGCGTAGGTTGGCACCGCGTAGGTCGGCATTGTGTAGGTCGGCATTGCTTAGGTTGGCATCGCGTAGGTTGGCACCGCGTAGGTCGGCATTGTGTAGGTCGGCTCTTACGCCACCGTCTTTGTCGTTAAGCCACTTTTTGTGGGCGGCTAAAATCTTTTGCAATTCTTTCTTGTTCATTTCGCCCTCGCTTCCTTTGCGATATCAGCCAAAATTAAATTTTCAATATAACGCGAAAAACTAAGGTTACATTCAAAAGCGTTTTTTGCGCCTATTTTGTGTATTGAATCTAAAATCGCTATATTTCTGCGTACGCGCTTATTTTGCGATTGTGGTCGGCCTGCTTTTTTGGTTTTCATACACAACGAATACTCCTTTGTTGTGTATTGTGTCAATAATAATTTCCCTTGAATAATTTAATTACACAACTAAATTTCCTAATATGAAAAAAAATATAAGAGTAAATATTTCCATTTCTCCAAGCGTTTTAGAAGACGCAAAAAGAATTGCTAACGATAGATTTTCTGGCAATGTATCAGCCTACATTTCGGCTTTAATAGACAACGATATAAAACAAAGAGGATTACCACCGCATAAAAACGAAAACGGAGATGGTATTCAAATAGTGGGAAATACACCCAAAGCTAAGATAAAAAACAAAATAAAAAAGTAGATACGCATCAGATGTATTTTACATTTATAAATAACCTTTATTTTTGAGTAAAATATTTTGATATATTTATTATGATAATATTAATAGTTGTATCAACATTGCTTATTATAATATCGTTATATTTTGGAATTTCCCATTGCATAGATAATTATAAAGAGCAAGCGAAGAAAAAAGCTAAGTTACAAGCATTGTTAGATTTTAAAAATGAAAATCCCATACCCCCAGAAAAAATCATATCTGTCGTAAAAAAAACAATAAATGAACAATTTAACTTTCAAGCAGATACATATTATAGAAAGTATAAATATTGTCATTATATGCCTAAAGGTGATAATTTTACATATATTGTAAAATCTCCGTCAAAAAGCTATGAGGTTCTATGTACCGTTCGAAATTGCCATAATAAATACAAACCAAGATGTGAAATTCATAAAAAAATCGATTGGCAATATTTAAAAGGCTTTTAAATGGATTCTGAACATTACAACGAATATTTAGCAAAAATTCATTCTGCTCAATCTGAATTAGAAAAGCAGGCAAAATCAATTATTTCACAAGCAGAACAAGAAAGAAGAAAAATAAACCTCTACCTTGCAGAACGAGAAAACGAATACAACAAAGAATATTATAAAAAACTATTTGAATTAGAAGAAAAAGACAAAAAGCTGAACAACTTAAAAGAAGCCATTGAAAAAATAATAGAAGAACATCAAATCGGATTCCCATATATGGCTGATAAAATGATTGATGCAACGAAAATCATCTGCAACAATTCATATCAACGAAAAGAAGAATACAGATATAGAGACGCCCTAAAAGAAATAGAAATATTGAAAGGGCTCATTGCATTTCACGAATATTTATATCCACATTTAACGGATTTGCATGTTAAAACAGATTATATTCCATCAACATCAAATTTAACATATACTGAAGAAGAAAAATTAGACGAGTCTCACGATTGGCTTACGCCAGAAGAATACAGAAATAAACCGACGGCTGAAAGAAACCAACTCGCATTAGAAAGATACAAGAAAAAACACTTATCAAATTGGGAGATTGGAAAACTATACGAAAATTACATTGGCTTTACCTACGAACAAAAAGGATATAAGGTAAATTATAATGGAATAAAAGAACGTATTGAAGACAAAGGTAGAGATTTAATTTGCGAAAACGATGAGGAAATATTGTTAATTCAATGCAAAAATTGGAGTTCTTCTAAAACTATTTTTGAAAAACATATATTTCAATTTTACGGTAGTATTAAGCATTATGAATTTGAATATAATAAAAAATCTAAATTAAATCTATTTAATAAAAAAGTAAAAGGTATATTTTATACAACAACACATTTGTCAGATTTTGCAAGATATGCAACAAAATCATTGGGCATTGAACTCGTAGAAAATGACAATATGGATAAAGACTACCCTTGTATAAAATGCAATATTGGCCGAGATGGATATAAAATATATCATTTACCATTCGACCAACAATACGACACTACTAAAATATCCCCCGAACGAGGGGAATTTTATGCGCAAACTTGCATAGAAGCTGAATCAAAAGGATTCCGTAGAGCTTTTAAATGGCATAAGTCGTAATCCTATATACGAATACATTATACTTTGAAACTAAGCCGACGGCGCAATCTTGAAATAGTCCGCAGCGATATTCTTGGGGACCAGCGCGTCCATATAGTCGTTCATTAGTTGCTGTTCGGTATGGTGCGTGATGGCAGCAGTACGCTTGGGGTCGCGGTAGAGCGAGTAATGATAAGTTGCGAAACTATGGCGGGCGAAGTTCTGCGGCAGGGAAAACTTTTTAAAAATCGCCGTTGAAAGCTTCGCATACGGGGCTTTTATCGGTTTGTTTTTTAGTCCCTCTAACCACTCCCACAGATTCGGCTCAAAGTCATCAAGATATTCCGCCTTGTTCTTTTTTGTGATTTCGGCGGGCAATGAAATAGCTTGGTTGGCATAATCAATATAACGTTCCTGTATTCGCAATATTTCGGCAACACGAATCCCGCTGAACAAAGCAAGGACATAGTATTTCAAATATTGCGGATATTTAGATTCAATGAATCTGATAAATTTTTCGGTGTTGGATACGGATATAGCTGCGCGGTGTCCATCACCTTTTTTTCGTCCATAATCGTTGATTTCTCGGCACATCAATGGATTCACACGGATTGCGTTATTGCGAATGCAATAGGTAAAAAACTCGTTTAATACACTTTGCCATTGAGCAGCCGTCGAACGAGCCGAGCCTTTGCTTTTAATGAACTCAAAAATGCTTTCTTCCGAAATGGCGTCGAAGGTCTTAAATGTCTCCAAAAGCGACAAAGTTTTGCCCTTAATAATCTTCAGGTGTTTTTGGGAAATACCGCTGGCTTCTTTGTAGGCGTCAAAACGTTCTTTCCAAAGTTGGAGGTCGGCATCGGTTAAATTTGACCATGCTTTCGCCACGCTTTCTTTTAGTGTTTTGCCCTTGGGGAGTATTTTAAGAGCTGCGCAAATGTCGTCAATTTGCGATGTCAAAAGAGTAAGGGACTTTTTTTCTTCAAGCGAACTTGCATTTGCGTAGGAGTTTTTCCATTTCTCGGCATCTTTTTTAGAATAGAAATACTTGCGCTTGTATGTTCCGTCCTGTTTATAAGAACAAACATAACCGTCTTTACCGTTAATTTTGCACGCTGCGACTTTCAT